AATTAAATCTCTCCTTTAAGTTTCAAAATAAGTTCATACAATTGGTTGTTGATCGAGAGTACAGTATCAAGCGTCTCTTGTTTTTGATAAACACTGAAAGTATTGAAATCTCTGCTTATAATCTCATTCCTACCAATCCAGAAGTCCAACTTAGAGATAGTGTGCTCTACTGATTTATCTGTATCTGGTTTCTTAGGAAACATCTCTATAACTGACATACCTAATCCTCAAAGTTTTCAGCTTCTTTAATAGCTTGTTTCAAATATTGTTCAATCTCTGATGTACCTTTACCTGTTGAATCTGCAACTTCCCAATCAAAGACATATGCCATTTCATCGCCCATGATATTAGCTATGGCGTTGACAATGTATTTGGTGTCTTGTTGTTCAGTAACGTCATAGCAGAACAGGTAAGGATCATTACTTTCAGTTTTAAGATAGATTGCAATAGCCATTACTAAACTCCCAAGACTGAGCACCATACATTGAAAAAGACACTAAACTGGATAAATTCACACCAGAAGGTTGCTGTCCAATAATCTTTAATCATTTGAAATTCTCCGTGAATTGTTCGTCTGTCATGAATTCTGTATTCAAAGGATAAGTACTGTAGTCTTCTGGTTCAGAAGCACTAAGCAACTCAAGAATTTTATCCAACTTCATATCCAAAGTTGCAATCTTGATACTCAGTTCGGTGAAAAGAAATTCTTTGGTGATTTTATTAGTCATTCTACACTCTCCAGAAATTTAACAATTTCATTATGTACTTGATAATCACAACGACCTAGAACAGACCGAAGAAGATTGACAGCTTCATCAAGTTTACTATGAGCTTCGTGTTTAAGCTCTACAATTTCAAACACATCTTGCTCTGAGAACAAAGGTGCTCGTTTTCGTTCAGGATTATATCGGCCTGGATCAGGAATATACTCAAGACCATATTTAGTCATGATGTCACCAAACATACTTTGATTCCAAGCATTCTTGGCATGTCCCGGTTGTTTCCAAGAGGATTTACCAGAGCGTGCAATGAACAACTCTTTTGTTTCTTTGTGTTGGATTATGTAGGTTTTATTTGGTTTTGGTTCAGTCAATTTCCACACTCCTACAAACCATTTCAGGTTTATCAATACCAAGTTCTTTACAGATCCTCTCAAGCTCCTCATCAGCTTCTTGAAACTTCCTGAGAGTATCCATTAATTTCTTTCGGTTATCTTCTTTGTTGAGTTCAGGCATGTTTTCAGGTTTGAAGTGAAATATCACCATTCTTCAGTACCTCCCGTACAGCATCTCGCCTAGCTTGTGGACTCTTAGCAACCTTAATTCCTCTATCACCGAGCCATTTATCAATTTCTGCAGCTTTTAGTTTACAAATCTTAATCACTTCACGTTCGATCTTAGCATCATCGAAAGAGATGTTCAAGGACTCACTCAATGTTTTTGAAAGGTGGTCATCTTTACAAAGGATTTGTAGATCATCAAAACCAACCATCAAAATGTTATCAAAGTAATCTTGAAAATGTTCAGCCTTTGTGAAGGGGTATTTATTACCAGCATATTTATGGTCAATTTCAACATCAGAAAGCTTGAATAAACCTTCGCAAATCTCACACCTTACCAACCACTTTGTTCTGGTGCTATCGTCCAAATCAGGTATCGTTTTGCTATACAAATAAGCTAGTTTAACGTCTGATTTCATCCAAGCTTGCCTGATAGCAGATCGAACAACAGCTACAACATGTTTCTCTTGTGGTGAACCATCCTCATTCAGTCTTTTCATGAACTCTTTAAGTTTATCTTCACGCTTCTTGATGTCTGCTTGTGATGGGATAGTCACTCGTGACCCCCTGTCATTCTTCAAACACAGGCTTGAAAGCTGAAGTCTTATACTTCGTAACATAATGCTCAGGAATCACAACCTCTGGAACAAGCTCTTGATATTCTTGCAGCTTCTCGTAAGTTGTTTCATCCCAATCAGTCCCATTACTGTCATCCCACATACCATTTCGTGTCACCAAGACGTGTAGGAAGTCACTTGCATCCACATCGTCTTCTGCCAATGCTTCGATATCTTCTTGGGTGAATCGGTGTGTAACAGTGCAATAGAAGGATGAGTATTTACGATGCTCTTTCTCAAACTGACCTACGTCTGATACATATTCCAAAAGATAGTCTTCTGTGATCTTTTCCATTCTAAGCTCTCCGCATAAGTATTTAGGTTAAAGTGTAGCTCTCATATTTATTAATCAAGGCTTTAGCAACCCTTTCATCTTTTTGAATACCGGCCAATAAATTGGCTAACTCATGCTTCTTAATTAACCAAGCCTTGTGAGCTTCTTGTGGATCATTAAAAGCCCCTAAATATTCGTATTTATTTGTGAATGGGTTTTGACAGCGAGCAAGGTATTTTTCATGGTGTTTGCTCCAATACACGCCTATGGGATATTTGCCCCGACTGGCGTCTCTTTCTACCACAAAAGAATTTACCATCCTAGTAATAAACACACAAGTTTCAGGACTATACACTTTATTTCCCTTTACAAGAATGTCTTTGTCTAGTTCGTTTCCTTCCCAATCTTGTGTGATCATCCAAGCTTTGAATTTGGAAAAATACTTCCATTCATCACAGACTGAGCAGCCACGATAAGTAGGAGTCTTCTTTTGGTAGCTATCAGAATAGCACCTCTGAAGCATATTCGTCCATCTTGTGTAAAAAGGACACATCCACACAAGCTTACGATTTCTTTTTCCATTGGTGTGGCCAACTGTCTCGTACACTTTTACGGTGTACTCAGCATCATTAATTCCTACCCCTAGAAATAATTTTACCACTCTAAAACCCCCTTCTATTCATTTCAAAGTCTCCACATAGTCATAAAGGTTGAACATCTCATTTTCTTTACGTTGCAAGTACAAGAAGAAACAGTTGTCAGCTAAGCGTTGTTGGTAGTCATCAGGCCATGAAAGTTTATAAGCTTCTTCCACCCTTTGAAACATCTCTAGCTCAGATGTAGCACCTTCGAGAATCTTACCTGAAGCTACTTCACCAACACCATTTGTTTTGATCCCATATTTCTCTTTTGTTTCTGGTGCTAGCTTCTCAAGTCCTTTGATGTTGTCTGCTGTATCTCCGTGAAGAGTCTGGGCCCAATATTTACTGTATTGACTTACTGCATCATTCCAGAATACACCATTTTCTAGTTTATTGTAGTTGAGAAACCAACCACGTCCATTAGAAACAATATCCTTGTCTACATAGGCTACAACGAACTCTGAATCATCCTTGTTTCTGGTCTTTATAGCGGCATTATAGCCTGCCCAAGCTGCGATGTTAACATAGTCATCCGTCTCACAGCCTTTGGATACAACGCACTTTGTCTTGTACTTTTTCTCCATGAAATCAAAGCATTCTTGGAACAACAAAGGCTTAGGTACACGTTGTCCTTTATAGTCTACAAACTTTGATTCATAAAACTTCCTGAAGTTCCCCTCACCTTGAATACATACACGATAATCCTTACAACCAGAAGCGTCAACAATTGCTTCAACTTTCTGTTTGATTGTTTGGAAAGCAAATCGTGGTTCACCAGTTACATCACTAACTGTTTCAAAGCTGTACATATCTTTTGTACGGTTCGGTGTGATCTTAAGCCAGTCATTGAAAGCTGTCTTAGAATCAAACATTCGTTTTGTGCCATGTTCAATGTTTGTAGCTAGACATTTATTAATTTGTTGCTGTGAGGCTGCTGCATACAGGATAGTATCAGCATCGATCAAGAGAAGTTTACTCGTCATCCTCATATTCCTCTTCTTCGTCTTCATCAGAATCTTGAATATAAGCTAGAGGATTAAAGCCGCTTACACTTTCACCAAGCAGATCAAGCAACCACTCCACTTTCTCTTGATCATCAGATACAAGTTTGATTTCATGTGCTTCAAGAGTGACTTCGACGTCAGAGTGTTTACCTAGCACTTCACCAAAGTACATCTCTTTACCAATGGCTTTATCTACTTCCTCTTGTGTAGCAATAAACAAACCATCCAGACTGCCCATACGACCACAATCAACATAGAAGCTATAAAGATTATTCATTCTATTCTCCTAAACAAAAGCCGGATATCTCACCGGCTATTTGAATTAACTAATCAGCTATAAGCTTCTTGAATCTGTTGCAGCTTATTCAGCTCTTCAACCTTCTCGGCAAGATTGTCTTGTTTAGCTTGTGCTTGGGCTGCCTTGACAATATTCTTCACTTCAGCTTTATCGAAACCATCGGTGTTGTATTCTTTATCGTATGTAAATTCCCCAGCAAGTTCTTTTACATCTTCTTTGTTGGTGATAGCTTCTTGAGCCAGTTGATACGCCCGGCTGTAGAGGGCTTGACGTTCTTTCATATTATTTCTCCTAATAAATTAATTTGTTTAAATGGTTGCACGTCCTTGTGCGTAATTCCTAGATCAGAACGGAAGACTTTCGAGGTCTTCGTCTTCAATCTCAACTTCTTTCTTCACAACAGCCTTCTGAGCCTCACTCTGAACACGTTCAGGAACATCGTCAAAGTCAGTTGCTAAACTC